ATGGTCGTTGATGTACAGTTCTAGGTGCGCATCATTTACCAACACATCAATCGGGTCAATGGTAAGTCGTACGTTGGCTTCACACCCATAACCATTGATCCAAATTTGGTCATTGAGAATGAAGACAATCACGCTCAACGGTTGATGTCTGCACGTTGGAAGAGCCATTGTCGCTCGTCCAACTGTGGTTCTAACCTTGTCTTTCACTGTGCCATTAGAAAACACGGTGAAGATGCATTTGATCATCGAATTCTTGAGAAGTGCACAACGCTTGAAGAAGTAAGATTGAGAGAACAATACTGGATTGCTGAACTGCACACCGTAGTAAATGAACACGGTTACAACATGACATTGGGCGGTGATGGCGTTCGAGGAAAGGGCGTTTGGCACCACACTGAAAAAGCTAAAAAAGCTATTTCTGAAGGCAATAAGGACAAAATTCGTTCTCAAGAAACGCGAAATAGGATCAGAGATTCTGTCAAAAGAATAATGACGCCTGAAAGTATCTCACTGATCAGCGAACGGACCAAAGCGGCACTAGCAATTCCAGCTAATCGTGCTCGTGTTGAAGCTAACAACTATGCAAAACGACGTAAACGCATTCAACAGTTGACTTTGTCTGGTGAGTTTGTTGCTTTATTTTCTTCGGCAACAGAAGCATCGCGAGAAACTGGCGTCAATAAGGGCAATCTTTGCGCGTGCGCTCGTGGCTTGTTTGAACAAGCGGGTGGATTTGTGTGGCATTATGAATGCATAAGTGCAACCCATGCGCAGCACGGTGTTGGAAACACATTGAGTAAAATTCCTACTAAGTCGAATAATTAAGCAACATGAAGATTATCAAGCTGAACGGTGGGATGCTGCGCCGGCTCGTTCGTGAGGAACTGCTCGAAGCGAACACAATGCAGCAAGCTCGAACGAAGCAGGCATCCAAACAGTTCGTGGCCCACCTGCAGGCCGCCAAGCAGGCGCTGAGCGAGCTGGCGCAGGCTTCAACAGATCCGAAATCGTTGGAGCAGGGTAAATCGTTGCTTGACGCCCTCAACCGCATCAACAGCGCTTTTCAGAAGATGTTTGAGCTGAACTAGCCTACGATGTCTGGAGTGGCGTCGGTCGACGATCCTGAACAGGACAGGTTGATCGAGTAGATCACGTTCTTGCATCCCCATATCTTAACAACGCCAACCTCTTCGGCGACCTGTGCCTCAGTGAGGCCTCGCTTGGCGTCAGCCTTGAATTTGAACCTGTTGAAACGATCGTGGAAGTCCGTCCACCAGAATCGTGGAGAGGTTTCTCCAGTACGTTGCCATCCTGCTGATGACCAGCTCTCTCGGGTTCCCAACCGTGAATCAACATACGTTAGCAAGGTGGTGTACCCATCTACGTTTGCCTTTTTTCTGGCGGCTTCAGTGAGGCGCGAAAGTCCGCCGGCGACGCTCCATTGGGTCTTGGTGCAGAGACGGGCGACTTCGAGCGATTTTTGGTACTTTTTGTGAAAAGGGGTGCGAAATGACATTGCCGCCAACGCTTGGTCGCCTTGCTTCAGCCCCAGGGCAAATTTTGCGTTGGTGTCGCCATCGATGTGATTGGCGTCGAAAAATGAACGGCGTTCATCGATAGAGAGTTCAACGAGCACGCACTTGCGAGCGCTGGTCCTGTTGGGGGTCAGGTCTAGCTTATGCCTGATCATCGATTCGACGATCGGACGCTTGTCACGCCATTCATCCTCGAAGATGTGCATCAGGTTGACGCCGACCTCGGTGCAGCGTTCTGATTTGGTCTGGTGGTAGGTGGACGATTTTTGGTTGATGCAGTGCCAGTACAAGCCGTTGTACTCGATGGCAAGCTTGTGTTCGGGTACGAAGATGTCGAGTTCTAACGGGCAAACGACACGTCTATCGTTTGTTTCGATTTGAACGTTCAGTGACTTGATGAATTCGGCGAGTTCGCTTTGTGCCGCAGAACCCATTGGATTGCAATTGAAGCAACGATGGTACTGCAATTTTCTCATTGAACCACACGTTTGAACGCCGCACGTGATGCACCTGACGATGATGTTTGGCGTTGCATCATTGACGTAATCATTGGCGCTGATCAATTGCAACGTGCCACCCTCAACCTCAATTCTCTTCCTGATCTCATCCTCGGTAAGTCGTTTGAGCTGGTCTAGTCGCTGGCGTAGCGCCGTCGTTTGATGCGTTAGTGAGACCTTGTCCGCCATGGCGGCGATTCGTTCATCATTCTCTTTTGACAATCCTTTCGACCAAGGAACGTACGCGCCGACCTTGTAACCTGAAGCTAATCGTTGGGCGACCCCTGCGACACGTTCGTCCGTCTCCTTGGTCTTTCCCTTGGACCAAACTTGGATCTTGTTGAGATCGAACGCTAGCTTTCTACCCCTTGCCGTCGCTTCTCCCCTCATAGCGACGCGCTCGTCCGTCTCCTTGGTTAATCCCTTGGACCATGATGCCCGACCTCGCCAGTTGGAACCTCGAGTTGTTGCGATCTTTTGTGCGTCTTCAGAACTGTACACTGCGTAGATGCTAGCGTTGTGTCCCTTCAACATGGAACTGTACCCGCACTTCCAATTGATCCATGTAGTTTCTTTTCCACACCCACACTTGCATAGTGTTGCCCCTCCACGATCTTGATCGTAGAGTTCTTTAGCGCTCAGCCCGTGCACGACAGCGATGTGTTGTTCAACTGCCGTTATTCTCTTTGATGAGAAGTTGCACAAGCTGCACGTGACAGGCTCAATCTTTTTTCCCGCAACGGCTGGCATCATTGGCCCCTAACTTAACTAGTACCTAGTTTGCTGTGCATATTTCACATATACACGGGTTATGTTCGTTTTGATGATCATACTTACTTCATGATGCCTCTCATGCATCACCACAAGGAGAATTCAAATGGCTGAGACTTTAGACGTAACATCGATGTTGCCCAACAAATTCGAACCAAAAAGGAAAAACCGCTGGGTTCTGATGGTGGAGGGTATTGACGCTTACATCATCAAGACAACCGCGCGTCCGACGGTGACGACCGAGGAGGTTGAGGTTCCCTTCATCAACGCCCGCCGCTACCTGGCTGGTTTGACGAAGTTCAACACCATTGCGGTGACGCTGCACGACCCGATCGCTCCTTCCGGCGCTCAGCAGGTCATGGAGTGGGTGCGCCTCCATTTCGAGTCGGTGTCAGGACGTTCCGGTTACGCTGACTTCTACAAGCGTGACATCCAGCTGAAGATGTTGGATCCGATCGGCACTGTCATAGAGTTATGGGACATCAAAGGCGCCTTCATTACGGAAGCGAACTTCGGTGAGCTAACGTACGAGGACGGCACTCCTGCGGAAATCTCTCTCACACTCCGCTTCGACAATGCGGTTCTACAATTCTGAGTCGACTACGAATACGTAAGTATTTGATTTGAAAGGCCTTTCCAAGGCCTTTCATTGGTAAACCCAGTTCTAATCTTAGCGTTCATCATGACTGTGAACGCTTTGCTGACATTCTACAGAAGGCGATGCATCATTTCAGGTTGAGAATGCTAAGCTGATGACCTTTGAACAGAAGCAGGAGTTGTGTTTATGGATCATTGACTACCACCTCGACAACAACGTTTCTGGTATCGTCCTCTGCGAGGCTTGCCACGTAAAATCACACGCACCGTGAAGTACCCTCGTATCAAATGTCCGAAGTGTGAATCAGATTTTGGACAAGAAGCAAAATTCCTACTTCATTTAACAGAAGTTCATGGTGTAATTGATCACCTAAAACTCTATCTTTCAATCAACCACGAAGGAAAGCACCCAACTTGTGGCTGCAAACCTGAATGCGATTGCCTGTTACCATGGGCAGGTTGGCGTTGGGGTTTTACGAGCAAGTACGCTCGTGGTCACAACGCAAGGGTTGATAGCATTTGGAATGACAAAGAATTTCAAAAAAGATCCTCACAAAAACGTTCAGAAGGCTATCACACCGGCAAGTACAGGATCTGGTGCGAGGGTAAGACAAAGGAAACTGATTCGATCCTGGCCATATCAGCTGAGAAAAAATTGAGAACAATCAACGAAGGGTACGCCTCCGGTAGGATTGTTGATTGGCACCTCAAAGATGCCGCCAAGGCACAAGAGGCAGCGAAGAGATCGTCAAATACGAAAAAACGACGTTACAAAGCTGGTGAAATCGTCCCATGGAACAAGGGAATGACGAAACACTCATCACTGAAAGTTAAAGAGATTGCCGAAAAGATCGGTTCTGTAGTACGAGAGAACGTTTCTTCATCCGCCAAAAGGTTTAAATCTGATGAACTCGCTGCTTTGATGGCACCCGCGCTTGCACAAGGTAAGTTTAAGTGCCTTACTGACATCACAACGTATAGGAACAAGTACCAACGCATGAGTTTTCGCTGCACAGCGTGCAACTACGTGCAAGAAAAGAGCTTGATGATGTTGTTGGTGACCCCCATCTGCTTTCACTGTCATCCCAAAGAGAGCAAGGGGCAGCTCGAGGTGTTGGAATTCGTCAGGTCGCTAGGCGTCACCGCAACATCCAGCGATCGTTCGATCATCTCACCCAAAGAAATCGACATCTACGTTCCTGATCACAAGTTGGCGATCGAGTACGATGGATTGTGGTGGCACGGTTCGGAAAAGCAGGTTGACCAGCATCGGAGCCAGAAAAAAGCTGATGCGTGTGCTGCGCTCGGGATACGTTTCATGGTCATCTACGAGGATGAATGGCGTGACAAGCGTCCGATTGTCGAGTCGATGATCAGGCACAGGTTGGGTAAATCACGACGTGTCTTGAACGCAAGGAAGCTGAAGCTCGAACAGCTGACAACGCCTATCGCTAGGCAATTCTTCGAGGAGAACCACCTCGATGGTTACGCAAATTCGACGGTGGCGTACGGTCTCTTTGATAGCACGGGTGGTGTCGTTGCCGCCCTTGCGCTACGTCGACCGTTTCATGCATCGTTAGGTGATATGTTCGAGGTTTCACGTTCGTGCCCAGCGTTGGACACCAATGTTCGTGGTTGGTTAGGAAGGTTGACGAAACGAGCGGTGAAAGAAGCACGTGACCGCGGCAAACTGATGTTGCTCACCTATGTGGATGGACGCGTTGGTGCGGGTGCAGGTTACCGTGCAGCGGGTTGGACCTTGTCGAAGGACAACACTGGCGTTCGTTTTTGGTGGACAGACTACACCTTCCGGTGGGATCGTTTCAAGTACACGGCTGATAAAGTTCGTGGTATGACGCAACGTCAGGTTGCTGATGAAGCTGGCGTTGTTTCCATTTTCGGTTGTTCGAATTCATTGTGGCAAATCGATCTTCGTTCTGTTGTGACGAATGTGTTCTGACTCGTCCACCAGTAACATACGTATACGATATGCGTGATGTAGATCTTCCTAATGGGATGCCCGCCAACGATGATTTCGACCAACCTGTTGTCTCGTTGTCTTACGTCTTCAAGCGCTACCCAGGTGCTTTGAACGCCTTTCGACACCTGAAAATGCAACTCACCAGTCCGTCGGCGTAGCGTACCTTGCAAGGAAGACATGGCACCATGGGTCGTATGTTCTGCAACGGTAAGGTACCCACACAGGATGACCTGAGAAAAATCGTGGGCCACCTCAACAAGGTTACCAACCCCGTCAAGCTCGGTATTATTTCTCTGGCCGTCAACGATAACCTGTCGCGAACCCAGGAGATGGTTGACCTATTGGTGGAGAGGGGCGTTGTTCGTTGTGATTCCGTTGATTCGATGGCGTACCACATCGTGCATGGACCCTTGGTGGACGAGCACCTCGAATGAATCCGATCCGGATCTCGTACGATGGCTTACAGGCGTTGTGGCAGCGTTTGTTCGACAGGTGGTTGGCTGGTGACATGTCCGACGACGAGTACAACGTTGAGATGGACAGGATAGCTAAGTTCGCCGGTTGGACGTGGGACGAGGTTCTCAGCGCGATCGATGAGCGGTGGACGACGAAGGCCTCTCCGGCCCAAAGCGTGATGCTGTGCTAAAAATGGGCTGACATCTTTCACGACCGGACATTTACGCTCGCTGCAGCAGTGTTACTGTTGAATCACCGCTAGCGAGGAAAAAGAATGTCCGACGAACGAGAGCAACGCAACCACGTTTTCACGGCCGGAGCACCGGCCGTCGATCCACACATCAAGACAACGACGGCGGCTGGGCAAGCCAGAACAGATTTCGGGCTCGATGTTCCGGTCGAGACAGTGCCGCTGCCGTCGGCCGGCCGCGTCTACCCGGAAGGATCGGCGCTGCACAACCGCGAGACGGTTGACATCAAGTCGATGACGGCGCGGGAGGAGGACATCCTGACGAGCCGCGCCTTCCTAAAGAAGGGCACTGTCATCACCGAGCTGATCAAGTCGTGCCTCACCGACAAATCGATCAACCCGATCGATATGCTGACCGGCGATCGCAACGCGCTGATGGTCGCCATCAGAATCACGGGCTACGGTCCTGACTACGAGGTCGAGGTTGACTGCAACGAGTGCAACACCAAATCTTCCAGAACGTTCGACCTGGGTCAGCTACCCATCGAGAGGCTCAGCATCATGCCGGTCAACGATGGTGAGAACCTCTTCGAGTTCGTGCTGCCCTACTGCAAGAAGGCCGTCCGCTTTCGCTTCCTGACCGGCCGCGACGAGGAGGACATCCTCGCCACTTCAGAGAAGCAGAAGAAGCTGGGCCTGTTCGGTGAGTCATCGGTGACGACCAACCTGCAGCACGCCATCGTCTGCATCGACGGCATTGCCGACAAGGCGAAGATCGCGAACTTCATCAAGGTGATGCCCGCTCGTGATTCTTTGGCGCTGCGCAACTTCATCCGTGATCATGAGCCCGGCATCAGGATGAAGCAAGAGGTCGCTTGCCCATCGTGCGGCCATTCCGAGGAGGTGGGCATCCCGATCGGAACCAACTTTCTATGGCCTCACTCCTGACGATAAGGAGGCGCTGATCTGGGAACCCAGTTTCCTGCTGATGTACTACGCTGGGTTCACCTACTCCGAGTCGTACAGTCTGCCGATTCCGCTGAAGCGTTGGTGGATTGATAGGATCGTCAAAGAGCTCAACAAGGGCAAGGGAGGCGAGAGCACGCCCACCCGAGCTCTGCATGCCAACTCTCCCGAGCTCCGTCAGCTACAGGGAATGTCACGCGCCGAAACACCCTCCCGCCTGCGACGTTTCACCTGATGAGACCCAAAACGATGCGTGAAAGGCATAGTTACCCTACATGGGACAGGACACCGCGGCCCAAGGGTCCATCAACGAACTGAAGCTCAACCTGGTGGGCAAGCTGATCTTCGCCTCGATCGGTGCATGGCTCGTCGGTAAGAAGGTCAACATGAAGCTGCGCGGTTCACCTGAGGAGATGCAAGCCGTCTCATCAGCGATGATGGCATCCAAGAAGTTTCAGGAGGAGCTAAGCAGGCAGGGCGCGACCGTTGAATCTGTGATGCAAATGCTAGCGCTGAAGCACGCGGCCGCTCGAGAGTTCACGCGCGTCCTGAACGTGCCCTGGCCGCTGTAGCCTCAAAGAAACCGTCCGGCGACGGCACTCGCCAGTTACTTACGTCAGGAGCGTTAGGTGCCAGCATCGAAGGAAGAGCTATCCGAGCAGTTGTCGCTGACGGCGAAGATTGCCGCGCAGATGGAACGCATGGCCGACGCTGCCGAAAAACAGCAGAAGGCGTACGAATCCCAGGTTGAGACCATTCAACGCATTGCTTCGATCTTCGACAAGATCAAGGCTGACGATGCGGTCACCGCCATCACCAACTTCAGCAAGGCGGTGAAGGACGCATCGAAGCAGTCTCAAGAATTCAACACAATGACCGCGGAGGGCCTGCGGAAGCTGGCGTCATCGATCACTGACACCGACAAGGCGATCAAGGCGCTGCCAGATTCCATGTCGCAGTTCGCGATGGGCATCAAGCAGGTCGGCGACGGAGAGTACCTAACAGGCTTGGTGACGATGCTGGGCAAGACGGGCAAGGGCCTGACGAAGGGTGCAACAAGCATTCAGACGTTCATGAAGTCCATCCAGAAGATCTCGACACCCATCCTGGTGGGATCTGCGGCGTTGGCCGGCCTGGTCAAGGGATTCAGCAACTTGGGTGCGATGACGAAGTCCGTCGTTGGTTTCCTCGCCAGCGTTGTTGATGGTCTAGCGAACATCACCATCTCGATCCTGGCGATCCCGCTGAAGATCTTTCAAGGCCTCGTTGACATGGCGGCCAAGGCCATGGGTGGCAGCAACGAGCTTGCAGAAGCCATTGAGAAGCTGAGGAAGCAGTTCGGTTCCCTCGGCGGACCCACCAACAAGACGATCATCGACGTGTCGAAGTCATTGAAGGGCTTCGAAGCAACCGGTCTGTCTGCGTTCCGCGTCTTCGGTACCTTGGCCGAACGGCTAAACTACCTGAACGAGCTGGCGACAGAGATGGGCGCTTCGTTCCTATTGCTGCGTAAGGAGATGAACGAGAACGGTGGCTCCATTCTTGCCTACCAAAAGGGTCTGGGTCTCAACGCCGAGCAGATGAAAGCAGTCACCCTACGTGCCAACATGATGGGCGTCAAGACCGAGAAGGTCCTTCGCGACATGACAAAGATGTCTTACGGCTTGGGTGAGTCGTTCGACGATAACGCCAAGGTCATCTCGCGTGAGATGGGTGAGGCAATGAAGGATGTCGCTCACTTCGGCACCACGTCAGTCAAGTCATTGGGAGAATCCGTCACCTTCGCTCACAAGTTCGGTTTGGAACTGAAGGACATCACCGGTACGTTAGACACGTTCTCATCTTTCGACGAGGCAGCTGAACACTGCGCCAACCTGTCACAGGCGTTCGGCGTTAACATCGATTCATTCGAGATGATGAAAGCCTCGGCGGAGGGCGATGTAGGCAAAGCGACAGAGATTCTGCGGAAGTCATTCAAATCTGCGGGCATCGACTCGAGGAACTTCACCGCTGTTGAGCGTAAGTTGATCGCACAGAACACGGGTCTTTCTGATTCCGCGATCCAGGCGGCTTTCTCCATGTCCAAGCAATCGACCAGCTTGAAGGACGTGCAGAAGGCGGGTGATAAGGCTGCCAAGAAGACGATGACGCAAGAAGAGGCGATGGCCAAGCTGTCAGACGCCATCGAGCGGCTCGTCAAGTCCGGTGGTGGCTCAATGGGTGGCTTCTGGGATCAGTTCTTCTCCGGTATCAAGGCTGGTATCATGTCGACCCGGGAGTTCTACGGTCTGATGCGCAACATCCAGATCGCACTACGACAGGTCTACATGATCGGCGTCAAGCTGGGTCGTGAGCTGGTTCACATCGTGCCCGGGATGTCGGACATGTTGGGAGGTCTCCGCGACTTCTTCAAGGCGGGCAAGTTCTCGCAAATGTTCCGTAGCATCAGCGACACGGTGCGTATGTTCTTCGATCCCAAGAGTTCAGATAAAGGTTCGGTTCCAAAGCTGTTCGAAGGGTTGAAGAAGACGGTCACCGACATGTTCACCCGTGAGGGTTCAGCAGGTAGGAAGATCCTCGATGGTTTCAGTACGTTCATGCTATCGTTTTCAAAGATTGCTGGCGACGTCTTGAAGTACCTGTCTGATCAGATGGCTGAGGGGATTAAGTACATTGTTGATCTTCTTCAAGGTAGGGCAACGCTCAACTTGGGCGGTGCAGGTGCCGCAGCGCAGGGAGGTCTAGGTTTCCTCGGACGGGTCATTGCGCCCATCGGTGAGGCGTTGAAGCACGCTTGGAACGTGCTCAAGGATCCATTGTGGGAACTAGTACAAACGTTGTACAAGAAGCTTGCTGACTTCATTACCAGCCCGCAAGCGATGAAGATCGTACGTCCGGCGCTGTTGGGCATCGGTGCGTTGTTGTTCGGTCCAGCGATTGTCGGTGCAATCGCTGCAGCAATGCTGTCGGGTATCGTCAAGGGAATCGGTAGCATTTTCACAGGTGGCGGTGCGACGAGAGCGATTGAAAAGAAGATCGGTGAACTGTCCGGGTCAATTAACAAGATGACCCAGGAGGTGAGCGGTAAGGCAGTTGTAAAGAACCCATTGCCCAGCAGCGATGTTGCAGGCGATGTTGCGAAGTCAGCCGAAGCGATGTCAAAGGCTGAGAACAGGATCAACTGGGGAAAGACGCTGCAATTCTTGCTTGGGTTGGCTGGCGTCGTAGCGATCGGCATGGTCGCTACGTTAGTCGCCCTGCGAAATGTCAAGGGAGAGAGCCGTGAAGACATCATGAAGGCGCTCGCCGTTGTCGCTGCTGCTTCAGCATCAATGTTGCTCGCTGCAGGTCCCGTTGCGTTGTTCAGCTACTTGAAGGTTGATTGGAAGAGTGCGGGAATTGGCATCCTTGCGATGGGTACCGCGGTCGGTTTGATGGCAGCGGCGATCGCAGGCGTCACGTGGGCCCTCAAGGGAATTGACGCTGGTAGGTTGAAGGACATGGCCTCGATTATGATCGAGATGAGCAAGGTCTTCCTGATGTCAGGAGCCGTTGTTGTCGAGGCGATGCTCATCGGCGCTGTTCTCTACGCAACTGGTGGCACCGGAGCTCTCGTCGCCTTGGGTGGATTTGCGATCATGGGTGCAGCAGTTGCGGCGATGGCTGGTTCCGCAATGGTCATCATGAAGGCGCTCGATGCCATGCAGGTGGGCACCGGTTTCAAGGAAAAGGTCGATGCTTTTACCTCCATCATGAACGCCATCACGGAGTTCTCAAAGAACATTACTTCAATGCTTTCGGCGGTGACACCATCGTGGCTCAGCATCCTCAGAAGTGGAGATGACACTAAGGAACGCATCGGTTCATTGACAAAGTTCTTGGAAGCTTTCATCGGTAAGCCGGGAGGTGCAGGTCTCATCGGTCTCGTCGAGAAGATCATCTACGCGGTGCAGAGCCTTGCAGGTGGTGATTCGAAGGCGCTTGAGGCTGCGCAGGTCTTCGGTACCCTGTTGACCGCAGTCACAGGTTTGGCGATGGCTCTGAAACCGCCCGACAAGATGTTCGATGCGATCAATGGTCTGTTGACTACACCTGTCGACGTGCAGAACGTGCTAGCGCAGATGACAGAGTACACGTTCAACATGTCACACCAGATCCAACAGTTGATCAAGGTCATCATCACCAACGTGATGCCGCTTGCCTCACAGGGCATGTCAGACAACCAGGTCAAGGCTGCACAGGTGATCGGTTCGTTGCTATCGGCGGTTGTCGCCCTTGCACAGGCACTGACGCCATCGCCCGCGCTGATGAACCAACTTCGTGATGTTACTGGCTCTTCGTGGTTCCGCGGTGAGGATTCTAAGATCAATCCTGAGAACTTAAAGTTGTTGGGAACGTTCATCAGCACCATGTCTGATAGCATGCAGAAAATACTTCCCGACGTCATCTCATCCCTAGATCCGTTGCTGAAAGCGATAGGTGGTTGGCATTTCTCAGATTCGGATGCGAACACCATCAAGTTCATCGGTCCATTGCTGCAACAGTTGATCTTAATGGTGCAGAGCGTGACAAGCCAGTCTGTTGAGCTGGCGAAGGCGAAGATTCCAGGTTTAGACATCAAGACGTTCGTCGATAAGATCGGCGAGGTGATGCCCAAGATCTTTCAATCGTTTGCGGACAAGCTACCGTTGCTCTTCGATTCGTTGAAGAAGGGCATCAATTCGCTGTCAACGGGCATCAAGCCAGAAGCGTTGAAGCAGGGCATCGAGGCCTTCAAGGGGATCGTTTCTGTCTTGACGTCGATACCCCAGCTCGCCAACGACCTATCGAAGGTCAGCGATGCATCCGCGGGAATCAGGGTTGACAAGGTCAGCATCGGTGATTTGAACGGTATCGTGACCAGCGTTGCTGATTTCTTTGAGAAGGTGACAGTCGGAGAGGTCGGCAAGCCCGCTTCGTTCAAGAGGCTCGCGAGGTACCTTGCCAACCCGGCGTACAACGATCTCGCTAGGTCGAAGGGCAGCATTGACGTCATCAAGTCGGTCTTCCAAATGCTGGAAGAGATGCCGAAGGCGATCGGCAACTTTGCGTCGGCGGTGGGAGGCACCAAGGTCGACGGCACCGTTACGGGCAAGCTGAACGATCTCGTCACCAACGTTGCTGAGTTCTTTGATAAGGCAACGTCCGGTGCTGATTCCCCCTTCAGTAGGTTGGCGAGGTACCTCGCGCCAGGAAGCGTTTTTGCCGAGCTTGCCAAGTCGAAGGGCAGCATCAACGCCATCAAGTCCGTCTTTCAGATGCTAGAGGATGTGCCGAAGTCGATCAGCTCGTTCCAGGCAGCGACGGGAGGTGTTGTGGTCAACAGCGAAACCACGGTTGATTTGACTGACCTCGTGATCGACATTACGAACTTCTTCCAAAAGATGGTGGAGGCTCCTTCCCTTCTTTCGCGCCTTGCGAAGTACCTTTCGAACGATGCGTTCAAGGAGCTGATCGCTGCGAAGGGTAGAATCTCCATGGTTCAAACCGTCTTCAAAGCGTTGGGGGAGCTTCCGGACGCGATTGGCTCCTTCGTGACGTCGATGGGAAGCACCAAGATTGATAGCACAAGCGTTGGGTTCATCACCAACATCGTTGATTTCTTTAAGAATTTGACGCAAGGTAAGGGCGGAGCGACGCTCATGATGCTCGCTGTGTACCTTTCTGATCCCATCTTCGATTTTTTTGTAAAGTCGAAGGGTAGCATTTCCACCGTCGTAGCCGCGTTCAAGATGTTGGAGGAGATTCCACACGCGGTTGGTTCATTTACCGCGGCGTTGGGTGCCGAGAAGATCGATTCGAACGCATCCGTGGACTTGGTCAACCGATTGGGCGATGTATTTGATGGAATCTTCGCGAAGAATGGTCCGCTATCAAAGGTCGCAAGCTCGTTGAAGGGTTCTGCGCTTGCCGATCTCATTGCTCAAAACGCTTCAATTCAACAACTCAAGGTCGTCGATAGGATGATGTTGGACCTCAAGGAGGTCCTCACCAACCTGATCGGTACCTTCGTTGTCCTGAACTCCGAACAGGGTGGATTCACTGGAATGACCAGGTCGATCGGCACGATGATCGGACAGGTCGATGAGCTCAACAATGCATTCGGAGGCAACCAAATTAAACAATCGTTTGGTAAGTTCCAAACGAATATGAACGATCTACGTGATGCCAGCCAGCTGCTGATCGAAAGCAATACGTTGTCGCAGGTATCGGATTCGTTGGGTATCGTCGTTACGCAGGTTGTTGGGTTGAACTCTGCGCTCGGTGGTGGCGCTGCACCGAAGACGTTCGCCGACTTCCAGATGAACATGACCGCATTGACAAGTTCGCTATCAACCAGTGACATGTCGGGCACCGTTGACATGCTCAACGGATTAGGAACCACCATCGGTGGAATGCTGTTGAAGGGTGGAGCGTTCGACCAGCTCGACAAGAGCTTGAGCATCACCGGTTCTAAGAACATCGAATCGACGATCTCGAAGCTCGATGCATTCAACACCAATATGACCGCAGTTGCATCCATTCTGAAGGGAGGCACTGACAAGTCGGGCATCGTTGGTGCTCTGATGGCGGTCAGCGAGATGGTGAAGCAAGCCAACGATCTCGACAAAGCCTTGTCGAACGGTAACGTCAACAAGATCGACGTCAAAGCAAAGCTTGAGAGGGTTGCCAAGTCAGTGGGTCTCGGTAGCAAGGTGTCGTACACCGTCAACCCGAGCAAGGAAATTCAGCTCACCGTCAACCTCTTGGTGACGATGAACGCCGGTGAGGTTGAAAAGACGTTGCTGTCGAGCAAGGGCTCCGTTATCAAGGATCGTCTCAACGGGTTAACGGACGGTACGCACAAGAACGATACCGCACCCAACATTGGTGATGACGGTACGGCACAGGTTCCGACCGCATGGAACATGCATTGATTTGGAATAGAATGATCACATGCACTCGCATAAGAGCATCATCGAAAGGTTGCACAATTCTCCCAAGTTCAAGCTAGCACTATCGATGTGTCGTGACGAAAAAGAGCGTGAGAAGATCACTAGGATTGCTGAGAGCTTCGCAGGTGCGATAGCTGACATGGTGGTACCTGCGATCGAACAATCGCAAAAAGATCCTACGTTTGTGAGCAAATTAGGTCAGGCTCTAGTTGAGAAGCACAGGGTAGTTACCAGCAACGGTCCCGTTAGCGGATCGACTGGGTGAACATGGGTGGCTTTAACATCGATGGACGGACACGGGAATTCGACACGGGCTTGCCCGATCCTGGCATCAAACCCACACATTGGGTCAACGCGGATCAATCCGCACCGGATGTTGTCGTTGATGGAAAGCTCGCCGACTTCACACCTACGCTCAAGAAGACGCTTGCGCAGTACATCGGTAGTTTGACCGCAAACGCATCTGTTGATTACCCTGTTGATGGTAGCACTTCTAAAGTTGCTTCCATTGAAACATCAGCTGGGTTTCCTGCGTTGCAGACACCAACTGCACCTGCAATTCCAATCAACGTTTCAGAATTTGCAGCAGATACTAAAGGTACTCTCGACGTAAATCTCAGTTCGTTATCAACGAGTTTTGCAAAATTGGGTGCTGCATTTCGTAAAGGACGTGCGAATCCAACAACGAAACAGTTCGATGGTAATGATCTGCTGGCGAGCGTTGTTGGTAATGCATCGTATACGTCAACAACAAAAACATTCACTAGCGATCCAAATCTGACGAGCGATGCTGTAAGTAACGCCGTTGCTGTGGCAGGTCACCTAGATCATAACAAGAGCATCAATTATGGTGTTGCATCGTATACCAAATCAGTTCTTGGTAACAATAGATTCACTGACGCATCTAACGCATTTTCAATTGCGAAGACCGATGCTATGGGATTCAATCCTGAGTTGACGCAGCAGCTTATTTTGGGTGCCTACGAATCAACTGCAGCAACGGTGTCGATGGGACGTTTGGCATCGATAGGTCCATTGCTGACGTTGCGAGCGAGCCAGGTGCTGGGTGCTGGAAATTCGGGCGTTGATCCCAACGATGCAGGTACGCAATTGGCAGCGCTCTTGCCTAGTCCCAACCAGTTAGGTGTCGCGCTCATCGATCAGAATTCATTGACAGCGGGTGACATCCTGAACGGTTTGACGAATGATGACATCACCGACAGTTCGTTTGTCCTCAGCTTCGGAGGTTCATGGGGGCAGCTCAACAACGCTGACGATCCGTACTACGGCACTGATGCCTTAGGAATGGTCGTGCTGTCTGTTGCTCTCGTGGCTGTCATGGCGTTGTCGTTCGACCTTCTCAGCGTCATCTTGGGGTTGATCACGCCAACGCTCAATGCACCCGCTAGGGACGGACTGGGCAGGTACAGCCTCGGTGAGTACATTCCAGGCACCAAGAAGGCCAATCAGAATAATGCAGGCGGCATCGGTGGAATTGTTAGTGCGGCTTCATCGCTCAATTTTGGTTCCATGCTAGGAATTCAACCGACAGATTTCCCGTTCCAGAAAGCTCTGGAATCCGGCATGGATGCGTTCTTTCAGCTACCACAACCTTCAGGAGGAATTCTTAGCCAGGTTGGTAGTCAATTGCTCGGTGCAGTCACATCTGCAATCGATAGCCCAGGTTTTAACTCGATCGTTGCTAGGACGATCATTCGTAGCGGAGCGATCATCGTCAACCAGATCAAGAAGATCGGTGGTAATCCGATGAATGCCATCACGCAGATCCTGGCGTTGATCGATGTGCTGCGATCTTCGAAGATCATTGCGGCTTGCAACATCTTCGCTACGTTGGGTGATGCAATTTTAACGGAGGACACCAACAATCAGGATCCTCAGGATGCAACTAGGGTATCGTTGTCTGATGCACTGCCGAATGATGCGACCAACGTTGAGGTTGGTAAGAGTCGTTTGCAGAACAGCTTGAAGCTTGCATGGGCAAGCAACCGCGCTCCGGCGAACATCCTGCTTCCTGATACGATCGTTGGTACTGCGTACGTGGTGAACAATCTCGATCAATTCAATGCGTTCATCGGTACCCAAGAGGATTCGTTGTCCAACGTTCAGTCGACAATGACGACTGATACAGATTCAGGAAGGATTAGTAACACCATTGCACAGCAGTACGAGGTTCAGCTGGAATCCTCTTACGTGCCCTTTTACTTTCACGACATGCGCACGAATGAGATGATTTCCTTTCACGCTTTCTTGACTTCGTTGACTGATGACTACACAGCCAGCTACGAAAAGACAGAAGGTCTCGGTCGTGCGGAACCCATTCGTACCTACAGAGGAACCGAACGAAGGATCAACATGTCGTTCTACATCGCTGCAACATCATTGCTCGATTTTGATGAGATGTAGATCAAGATCAATAAGTTGGTCACCCTGGTCTTTCC